AGAATATCAATGTGGAAGAATATGTATATTTAAAAACCACTCAAAGGTATTCGCAGGTAGTGGGGATAAGTTCGATTTTATAGCTGAAACTAGTGCCAATATAAATACTAATCCACGTAACGAGCAGGGCTGTAGAACTATTGGGACAGAGGGCTATGAATTTTCTAGAAATTTTTATGATGGCATCCAATCTTTTCAGGAGTTAGAATATGTCAGCTAAGAAACAAAACAAACACTCTAAAAAAGAAATGATACTTGCCTTAAATGAAACCTTAGGGGTAGTCACAACTGCTTGTGAATTGGCTAAAATCCCTAGGTCTGCATATTATCAATGGCTACAGGACGACCCAGATTTTAAAAAAGCTACAGAAGCCGTCCGTGAGGTTGCAATTGATTTTGTTGAGAGTAGCTTAATGCGACAGATAAATAATGATAATACGACAGCGACCATTTTCTTTTTAAAAACCCGTGGACGACAACGGGGATATTCAGAGCATCAAGATAAACAGAATATCACTATCAGTCTTCCAAAAGGAGCTGAACTTGAAATCGAAAAAGAGTAGTGGTTGCATAAGAGTGCCAGTTGTCGGTGGTAAGATTAAATATCCTTTACCAATTTTCTTTAGTCCGTTTTTTGCAACTACTTTAGATAACAGAGCCGATATACAGATATATTTTGGTGGAGCTGGTTGTTATCCTAAAGGTACAGAATTTATGACTCCTAAAGGTTGGAAAAAGATTGAGGAATATACTGAATCGGATTTAGTGTTACAGGTTGATAAAACCTTACAAACTTCTTATGTAAAACCGTTGGATTACATAAGAAAACAAGTAGATCAATTTAATAGAATCAAGAATAGAAATTGCGATTTCACAACATCTTTGGAGCATAAGCACTTAATTAAAACTGAAAAGAAAATAGTAAAAACAGTAACAACTGAAGAACTTATTGCAGGACACAATAATGTTAGAGGAAATAAAATGTCTTTTTTCTCTACATTTAATTATAGTGGTCAAGGTATAGATTATAGTGATGATTACATAAGATTAAAGATAGCTGTTCTTGCTGATGGACATTTCCCTAATGTTAATAGTGAGTGTTATTTTAATGTAAAGAAACAGAGAAAAGTTAAAAGAATAAAACATTTATTATCTGTAAATAATATAGAATATCATAATCAAAAGGGAGCTGATGGATATACTAGAATAAGATTTACTATGGATAATAAAGAGAAAGTTTTTGAGCCATATTGGTATAATGCAACCAAAGAACAAATGACTATTATTACTGAAGAAGTTTTGCTTTGGGACGGCTCTGATATTGAAAGGAGTGATAGGGTTAATGTGAGTTCTTTCTCTACAACCTCTAAAAAGAGTGCAGACTTTGTGCAATTTGCATTTAGTTCTGTTGGAGTTAAGGCTACAATTAGCAAAGACAATAGAGCTGAGAAGTATAGTAATGGAGATTGTTATAGTGTTGGATTGTCAAGGCATCATACTATGATAGGAATATCTAAAGATAATAGACATAACAATACTACTACAATTAAAAAGGTTAAAAGTGTAGATGGTTTAATGTATTGCTTTACTGTTCCAACAGGTTTCTTTTTAGTAAGGCAAAATGGTAAGATTTATGTTAGTGGTAATAGTGGAAAAAGTGTTACAATAGCAAGAAGAACTATTCTAGATATGATGCAAGGGCAACGGAATTTCCTAATTATTCGTAAAGTTTATGGAACTTTGAAAGACTCATTTTATACTGAATTACTAAAAGCTATTAGCGATTTAGGATTGAGTGATTACTTTCGCTCTACTAAAAGTCCTCTTGAGATAATACATAAAGCAAGTGGCAAAAAGATACTCTTTAGAGGGTTAGATGATAAAGAGAAAATCAAATCTATTACTGGAGAAAAAGGTGCGATTACTGATATAGTAATTGAAGAGGCAACCGAAATAACTCAAGAAGATTTTGATATGCTTGATACTCGTTTAAGGGGATTCGCAGATGTCAAAAAACGAATCACAATGTTATTCAATCCGATATATAAAACTCATTGGATATATGTAAGATTCTTTAAAGGGTATTTTAGGGGCGACGATACAGAGGCTAATTACTCAATCCCTGTTAGCTACTCAATGCTAGATGACAACGGTGTTTTGGTTCAAATCAACACCTTTAAAACTGTCTCAATTCATAAATCTACTCATAAAGACAATAAGTTTCTGCTACCTGAAGACCATGCAAGATACGAGGCATTTAAAACAACTAATGAATATTACTATGATGTTTATTGTCAAGGTAACTGGGGAATATTAGGAGATAGGATATTTGATAATATTTCTTATTGTGACATGAAAGATGTTCCTAATTATTTACCTCTTTATTGTGGTCTTGATATTGGTTATACTGATGATACTGCTTTTAGTATGATGCGAGTAGATGAAGTTGAAAAGAAAATATATATTTTTGATGGATTTAGTAAAGATAAGTTGGACCATTTACAAATGGCTCAAAAGATTAAACTGTTATTTGAAAAAAATGACTGTAGTCTTCACTCTCCTATTTTTGCAGACAGTGAAGACCCACGATTGATAAGTCAACTCAAAAAAGAGGGGCTTAGTGTTCGTGGTGCATCAAAACCAGCTGGTAGTGTTTTAAATGGCTTAATGATAATGAATGCTTTTGAATTAGTAATAGCAAAATCATTTAGACCAGCAGTAAATAGCTTTAAAAACTATGTTTGGGAAACTGATAAGAAGACTGGTAAGGCAACTGATAAGCCTAATCATACTCATTCACATATTCCTGATAGTTGTAGATATGGTTTAGAAATTATATTAAAAGGATTCCAAAGAACTTTAGGAAAACACATTAAATTTTAGGGGTTAAGTTATGGTAGTATATCCAACTGAAGAGACTAGAGCGATGCTTACATTAGTTCAGGATTCTTATGATGGTGGTGGTGGGTTTGCTGATGGTGGTTATCTGTTTAAATATCCACGAGAGCAAGATTATTTAGAGCGGCGAAAAATGGCTTATTATATCAACTATATGAAACCTATAATTGACAGCAAAGTATCACCCGTTTTCTCAATAGCACCTCAAAGAGAGTTTAATGATGCAACTGGCTTAATTGACAATTTCCTTTTAAATGCAGACTGTAATAATACAACACTTGAAAAAATGATAGAGTCAGCAACTCTTCAAACTGTTATGAAAGGAAATGGCTTTTTAATAGTTGATAATTTTAAACTTGGTGATATTCCTGAAAATCTTCAGGAGGTTATTGATGAGAGAAAATACCCTTTTGTTTACGAAAAACAAGAAGAAGATATATATAAATATGAATTAGATGAGTTTGGTAAACTTTTGGAAATATCTTTCTTCTATGGAATGTATACTCCAGAAAATCAAAAAGATGCAGTATATTTATATAAAAGATTTTCTAAAACAGAGATTGAACATTTTTATGTAGAGAAGAAATTAGTTGATAAAGATAGTAAAGAGAAAATGGTTACAGTATCGCTTACAGGTCACTCTCTTGGAGTTGTTCCCGTTGCATATTACAATAAAGATATTGTTCCGATACCTCCTACATATTATTCAATGGCTACATTAGCAAGAGCAATATATAACTCTACTTCAGAGATTCAAGACTTGCAACGGTCTCAATCTTTTAGTATTCTATTAATTCCATCAATCATTGGTGGTGCAGAGGCTCAGGACAGTTTAGTTTTATCGTCTCATAATGCCTTGTTCTTTGATTCAGAATCTAAAAATAAACCTGAATACATAAGCCCAGATTCGGCTATACAAACTGTTAACCAAGAGTCTCTATCTAGTCAATTAGAAACATTATTAAAGCAAGCCGATGTATTAGGTACAACAGTATCAACAACATCAACTGGTAGTGGTATTGCTGAGGCGTATAAATTTTTTGCAAAAAAACAATCATTGTTAGAATCTTCAAATATTGCATCATATTTAGAGATGGAAGTCATTAAGTTCTTTTCATTATTTATGGGTGTTGATTATGGTTACTCTGTACAATATAATAAAAGTTTTGCTCCTACATTTGCTGAGAACAAACAGCAAATAGAAACATTAGAATTAGTCGCAAATATGAATATTAGTGATACTACTACTGCTATGGTGAATGCTAATATAGTTAAGATTGTTGCAGAAACAATGGAGTGGGAAAAAGAAGATCTTGAAACGGCTCTTGACTCAATTACAGAACAGCAAGAAGTAGAAAATGAGCTGGAGTAAATATAATGATTTGAGGAGGGAATGGGAGAGCTATATCTTTAAAGAGATATACCCTTCTCTTCTTAAAGAGTTTCCAAATACTAAGGATATGACTCAAATTAAAGTAGCTCGTTTTTTAGTTAAGCACAGGTGGATTGAGAGAGTTCAAGAGTAT